CTTCTGAGGCGATACATCGGCGAGGCGGAGCGTGCCGTCACAACCGCAGTGCTGGCCACATCCCAGACTTACGTCGACGCGCTGAAGGAGGGCGGACTGTTCGACAAGGACAAACAGGCAGAGACGCTCAAACAGGCCGTATTTGTGGCCAAGGCGCAGCTGACGGAAGAAGCCAAACAATTTATCGAGGATGCCTACGGCGATCTCTATAGTTATATTACCTCGAAAATCGAGGCGGAGATTAAGGGCATTGAAATTGCTGGGCTGGAACATGGTGTGGTGGAAGCCATTGGTTTTGACGTTGAGGCGACTCCTACCTAAACAGCGTAATATAGCAAACGCTATATGCGGATATAGCGTTTGCTATATGGCAACTTAGCAAGCGCTCCTCTCATTCGCCCCCGGCAGGGTTTCGGCTCCCTGCCGGGGGCGGATTTTTGTTTGGAATACAAAACTGGAGGCAGAATTGAATGACCTGCCGCCAGCTATTTTTTATGGTGCAGACGGTTCGCTGTTTTCTGCTTCGGAGTTTTGTCGCGCCACAAAGTTCACTAGAGGCAACAGAACCCTTCCTTCGTTCAAAACTTGGGAAGATAGGCTTATAAGGAACCCTCTTGCAATTGAATAAAGTGCGGCAGAGCCATTGATGTTCAGCATGTTACGGAAAGCTTCCGCGTCCATGTTCTCTGGCCCAGAAAAATAACCTTCGATTTCAAACGATCCTTCAAAACGGTTTACGATTTTTCGCCCTTCCTTTTTCCTTATATCTACTTTGATAGTAAGGGTAACGACCCCAGCCTGGAAAGGACCATCTGTTTGCGCTTCTCTTGTTTCATGGGAGAAATCCACTTGGCGAAGCAAGTCGCCTTCATCTTTCATATTTATGAAATCGTTCTTCACGCTTACCTTTTTGATCGTGTGGCCGAGTAGTTGAAATACTGATTCAAAATTCATGAGACAAAATCCTTTCAGATAGCCACTGCGAGTGCTAGGCTAAGAGTATTTTCTGAGACATTCCAGCTTTGTGGGCGAATTAGAGATTTCCCGATATTCTTATGAGTTCCAACTTTCTTTCTGTCGATCTCGATAGAGTATTCAATAGATAGCATATTAAGAATCTCTATCATTTTTTCGAGTGTTAGGTTATACTCTCCGCTTTCCCACTTTGAGACCATCGCTTGTGTTACGCCATACCTTTCAGCGAATTTTTTTTGTGTTAATCCAAGTTGAATCCGCTTCTTTACGATAGCCGAAGCAAATAAGCCGAGCGCCAAGCTCTGCTCTTTTTCGGTTTCGGACAAAATGTCCATAAATGAACTGCCAGAATTCGAGCCACTGCGTAAAGTTGTATTGTTCACTTTTCCTCCTCCTGAATCTCCAGTGATTGTGCTCGCTTTTGAGCGACGTCTATGTGGTGACTATAATCTCCCTTTCCCTTTTCGTCAAAAGCCGTCAACAAAACAAGAATCCCATCTCGGTAATGATAATACAATACCCTGGTATTCTTCTTTCTTTTCTCTCTTATGCTATAAATTGACACGCCTTTTGTGATTAACTTTTCAAAGCGGCGGTTCCCAGGGACTAATGGCCCGTTGTTGCGATCAAGAATTTGAAGTTGTGCTGCCAGCCATTTTGCGTACCTAACGTGTCCTGCGCTGTCGCCTGCAAATAAGCCTTCAAGTTCTCTCGAGAACGCGGAAGCTTCGTATATGCGTTCAAAGTCTTTAATCTTTGTTGCTCTCATTCTCCACCTTCAACAGCATGCGCAATAATACAGGAACTATACTATAATACAACCTATCGGTTATATTTGCAACCCCTTTTTATAAAAAAATAAAAACGATGCGATTTTATTTCACCGCCTCCAGAAACCCCTCCGTCTCCAAATCCAGATTCCCCGCCTCATCCAGCTGCGCATACAGTTCGGGCGGCATCGGTATCTCAACACACCGTCCCTCACACACTGCCTGTATTGTGGTCAGCAGTAAAGCCTTGGGCGAGCTCTTAGGCCATGCAAGCGAAAAATCCACCTTGCGTTATGTCCACAGTTCTATTGAGCTAAAAAAGTCCGGCATGGAGAAAATAGCGGTGGGCTATTAAATTTCTATTTCTGGTCAAAATTCTGGTCAAAAACAGGGAAAGAGCCTTGAAACGCAAGGCTTTTTCCCTGTTTACTCGTAAAGTAGGAATCTTCACGAGTGATTATATCATGGATGGTCGGCTTCTCCCCTTTATGGGCGTCAATACCAGCTTTTTTATCAGAATTTGGGAGGATTTGAAAATGAAAAACTTTAAAAAAATCTCATGTGTGTTCTTGGCCGTGCTGTTGGTAACAGGCACCATCGCGGTTTCACTGGCGGTTGACAACCAGATCAGCGAACCCCCGCTAAAAGTGGAAATCACCACCGACAAATCTCAAATTGCTTTAATAAAGGAATAATTTCTGCTACCTCTAGTTTTAATAATGAAACAGGGAACGCTTACCCTGTTTATGCCGGAGGAATAGTAGGATATACATACCCAGATAGTTCAATAACTATAAATTGTTGCTATAACTCAGGGAAAATTACGGCTAGTGTCCCTAGGGCTAATCCTGCCTATTCAGGAGGAATATTAGGTGGTCAGTTGACTTCTGGTTTCTTGGAAATCGAAAATTGTTATAATTTAGGGGATGTCATTGCTTCCACAGGAGCACACGACGCTTTATCTGGTGGAATATTAGGATTCGCTTTTAACCCGTTTTCAAAATCAAGGTCTTGAATTTTTAAATTTACTGCTGTTCGTATTCTGTTGCCTGTGCCCAGCAGATAGTTAATCATCACCCATGAACGATATTCGGCAAAATTGCACTTTTTCATATTCGGTTTTTTTAGTAGCCTTTCCAAATCAGCAGTTGAATAGGTCTCTTTTATTTTCTGTTCTTCTTTAAGCAGATTCACTCTGAAATGCTGGACGTAGTCCTCTTCCATAAAGTAGTAGAACAACGCCCTAATTCCTCTTAAATAGGTATTAATTGTGATTTCGTTCGCGTTACGGGTCTGTTGCAAATGCTCAACATAATCATAAAATGTGTCTTTTGTGATTATTCCGCACGGCTGTGAAACGTCAAAATAGCGTTTGAAATATTCATAGCAATGCTCATAGTATTTTATGGTTTCCGAAGATAAGTTGCGCATTTTCTTGAAGCGAATAAATTTTTCAAAGCCCTCCTGAATTGAAATCGCGCCTAAGTCTTTGTCCATCAAAATTGTTTGCATGAAATTTCCTCCTCGATAAATTCTATTCAAAGAGGCTTAAAAAATGCAATTTTTTGGTTAGAACGATTCCAGAAAAATCCCTAAAAAATCTCTGGGTCAAAATGCGTTCTAGTACCCATAATTCGGCGCTTTACAGCTTCTGTAAATCCGGGCATGAAAATCGGACAAACCCTTATGTATCAAGGGGTTGTCCGATTTCTTACAGTTTTCCTTTTTTCGTTTGGAGCTGGTGGACGGACTCCAAATATTACCCCGATTGCTGTTTTATTTTACCACAAGCCGCCCCGGCTGAGCAGCGCAAAATCCTCAAAAGTATCAAAAGGGTGTAAATTCTGCTTACACCACTTGAACCGCGCAATTTTGAGCGGTTAAACTAACCCCATATGGGGGAGGATTTGGCGGCGCAATTTTGCGTTACGAGATTCTACCGCTTTTGCAGATTTCTGCGGAACCGCTCCTCCGGGACAGCGTCCAGCTTTTCTGCCTCGTTGGCGCGGCGGATGTCGATGCCGGCGGTGGCGAGGGTTTCAGTTTTTGGCAATACCGTGGCCCGGTATTGCCACTCACCTCTTCAGCTGCTCCCCGAGCAGCCTTTCCAGCTCGTCTATCTTCTTCTGCTGTTCATCCACCCGTATCGCTGACAGGGCAACATTACAGGCGTACAGTATGGCGTTTGCCTGTTTTGCTTCAAGTTCATCATTAAGTACCATGTTTGAAACGCGGGTAATCGACCGTCTCACAGCGTCTGGCGTGTCCATCTTAATCCGCAGCCGCTTCATAGGGCATCACATCCAATGTCATCAATCAGAATATTGGAGCTTAACAGAGGGTGCGGAAAGTCCCTCCCGGCCTGCTCGATGGCCGTGACGGCTTCCTCCTGGGTGTCATAATGGGTCGTGATCCTCTGTGCCTTCCTAGTACTCCACGGCACACCGTCCCAGAAGATATACCAGGCCTCGCATCCGACACCCTCCCGGAACGTATCCACAAAGCCCATCAGCTGCCACCGTCTATCGTCTCCCGTTGCCCTGGAAAGCAACCTGTCAATTTGTTTCATCCCGTATCACCTCTTTATGCAAGGCGGGACGCACAGTCATAGCTGCACGCCCCGCACCGCGCCATTTTTGTTATGCCGTCGCCTGGTAGTACAGGGCGTTCGCCTTGTTATCCAAAACGAATGCATCGTAGTTCAGTCGGCCCTCAATCAGGGCGCCGTTGATTCCAGGCGGGTTGTCATGGATGGTGTAGTCCTCCAGCTTCACGGGGGCCACCGTTGCTACCGGGTGGGCAATCATGAAGCCGAAGTCGTCCGGCAGGCGGCCCGCGGGCACCCGGATAATAGCCGCACCGTCCAGCATGGCGATGACGCCTTTCAACCGCAGATCGTTACCAATGTCAGTTTCCAGGATGATATCCCGGTTCTTCTTCAAGAGCAGGTAAATATCCGGTTTCAGCAGGATCACTCGGCCAGTTTCCGGCACCTCTGCGTTGTCCAGGGCGTTGTTGGCTTCTATGATTTTCTCGTAGATGTTCTCGTCCGTCAGGGCCGCCGCCGCGGGTTTCTGCCCGGCGTTCTCGCACATCTGGAGGTACACCCAGGCGTCAATCTCTGGGACTGCAACCTCGCGCAGCTGCCGGGCCAGTGCGGATGCCGCCTGTAGCTGCTGTTTGGTCTCGTCGGTGTCCAACCTGTCGATCGCAAACGTGAAACTGCGATCTTTGCGCAATGTCATTTCCTGTGTGGTCGCGTCCAGGGATTCCACATTCCCATACCTGCTCCAGTTTCTGCGCTCCGGCCCGCTGCGTCCGTAGTCGTTCATGCTGGCAGTGGTCACCCTGTACACCTTGATGGTGTGCGCCCCGGACCATGAATAGTCCTGATTTGTGAGCAAGTCCCGCCTGCTCTCGGTGGTAAATATTTCATCTACAAATGGTAGATATTTGGTCGCAAGTTCTATTGACAATTATTACAGCTCCTGTCTATGTTTTCAGGCCCATCGTGCTGCGGACTTCTTGGGCATCGTAGCATGAATCACGTATGCCAGTAACAAATCCGTTTCCCTCGCGATAGTGCACTGTCTTTGGTTTTATTTTTTCGAATTCCTGTTTAATAACGGCCAGACTGTTGTCCAGCGCCTCCTTGGTGCTCATGTTGAGCGCATCCAGCAGCGCGGCGGGCAGTTCGGCCTCCGCCAGTCTTTCCCTGGCTGTGAGCAAGAGTTCTCTCTGTTGGATCCCCTGCTCCCTCTCCGCAAGCTCAGCGTCGGATTTTCCTTTTTCCTTCGCCAAACGCTCCCCGACAATGCGGTTTACGTCCTCTTGCGTGAAAGTGCGTTCCCCGGTCTCGGGTGTGACGTTGACTTCATTATCCATTGTCAATCCCTCCATTTAACGTCCAGAGTGGACTATTTCAAGCAAAAAGGGCGCGAGAACAGCATAAAAACTGTTTCCCACGCCCTGTTGAGGCTTCCCTGCGTTGATACAGAGGGTACTCGCATCCAATTCACTTTGTACCATTATATCAACTATAGGGGGGTATGTCAAGCATTTTCCCTTGCTTCACAAGGATTTCCGGCGTTTCTAAGTGGTATTTTGAGCTCCATATAGGCCTTGTAATAGGTGTTTTCAGGCCGTTTGGGAGGGCGTTTAATGCGTCTGACGGGGTATGTAATGCTCTTTATGAAGGCCTGAAGGTCATCCTCTGTGGCGGCGGAGATGGTTAGTTTAATCATGGGGAACCCTCCCAGCGCAAACTTTAACCGGTGCCCCTCTGACATTGCCTCCCTCAAGCTTGAAAGTGTTCTGGGTGTGGAGTTCCTCCGGGTTGCCGCTGATGTCCCGCTCCCATTTGAGATTTCCGGCGCTGTCGTAGCAGGCGAAGACCGTTCCCAATATTGCCAGCGGTTCAAAAGAAAAGTTCAGACGGGCCGGCTCCCCGGGTTTAAATTTGTAGCGGGTTCCAACCTGCTGCATGGTACCCCATACTCCGAGATATTCCTCGCCCAACGCAACCAGGGGGGCCATACAGTCCCTCATGGCGTTCCGACTGCCCATATTGAGCTCGGGAGAGATAAAACCCTGTACGGGGTCAAACACGCAGAATCCGGGGAGAAAGTGCTTGATCACTTGTTCCATCTTGGTTGTACCAAATTTGATTTTTCGCAGTTTGCCCTCTTTGTCTGCCAGGAAATCCGGGGTAATTATGTTTTTTTCATTGGCCCCGGCAATCCGTAATTTTTTCTTTAGCTTTTTACGGACGCTGTCCTCTGTCGTCATGAAAACTACTTTCATGGGAGCGCGGGTGTGGTCTTTTGGGTCAAGTAAACAGGTTGTTCCGTTGCTTAGTGCCGTTATAATGTTGCACCATAATGTTGTCTTCCCTACCCCTCCATCCGCTGCTAGCACGGTTATTTGATTTTCCGGAATCCATTTTGGAATAATCCATGTGGCTTCTTCCTCCGGGAATTCGTCTAACGGTCTGAAGCAAGCAAAAAAAGGATTTTCTTTCTGGCATCCCTGCTCCCATTCCGTCGCACCGTCCGCGAGCTTGTCCAGAATGGCGATAACCTCATCACCACAAAACATTCCCCGGACGTCGCTTATATCGCCGTGTTCTTTGAGGTCTGGAACCTCATCCACCAGATTCAAGACTTTGCAACTTTTGGCGAACGGCTTCACACCCTTTGCGACTAGCTCGGCATACTCCTGGCCGGGGCCGTCGTTGTCTGGGATGATGCGGACAGTTTTACTCTTGAACCACTCGTTGAAGTGATCCGGCCATTTCTTTGCGCCGGGGCCGCCGCCATCTGGCCCACAGGTGGCCACATAACCCAGGGATTCCATTGTGTGGACGTCTTTCTCACCTTCTACAATGAAAACCTCATCCACCTTGACAACCTTCTGCAATTTATAGGGAACCATTGTTACACCCTGGCGGTTATAAATCCAGCCTTTGGGGCCGTTGGGGCGCCTCCAGGCGAAGGTCTTACCCTCGTACCGTATCTTTTGGGCTATCAGTTTGCCGTCCGCGTCGAGATAGTCATATGTAGCCTCGATTTTGCGTGGGGCAGCCTTTTCGGGAAACAAGTCTTTCATGGTTATTCCAATCTTTTGCACAATGTCCTCTGGTTTACATCCGGCGTGGCAATTTAAAAGGACTTGTCCATCTTTTCCCACGGAAACGGAAAGTGATTCGTGCTTGTCGTCGTGGGCTGGGCACCGGGCGCTGTACTGGGTTCTGTTACTCGGGACGAGACCGAACAGGGGGACAATTTCGTTTAACTGCAAGGGCCCGCCCCCTCTCGCTTCTCCAGCGGAATGCCCAATCCTTTCGCTATGAACTGGATGAAGGCGTCCACCGGGATTTCGGCGTATTCTGCGTCAATCCTCACCGGCCCGTCATCTGTCATACGGTATGTAGCGCGGATGGGTACTGTGATAGTGTCGGTCATTGGTTACTCCTCTCAGCCAACAAATGTTTTGCGGTCCGTGTCCCAGGTGCCGAAGTACGCATTGTTCAGCAGCACAAGGATCATGATTCCGTCGTCCATCGGGTATGCTGTGATTCTGCCTTTGACGCCAAGCTGCTTCAGTCCGGCTTTTAAGGATTCCATGATTGTTGCACCTCCTGTTCGATGATGTCTTCCGGGTCTACCCCTAACGCGTGCGCCAACTTACCGATTGTAACTGGTTTTGGGTTATTCCTGCCAGCTTTCAGCTGCGCCAGTGTGGGCTTTGCAATTCTGGATTTTTCGCAAAGCTCGTAATCGGAAATCTGTGCGCGAGCCATGGCAAGCAGGAGTTTGTTGACTGATAATTTCATTGTCACCCTCCTTTCGTATTCAAATATGAATACCATACCCCTATTATATACCCATATTTGAATATGTCAATAGGTTTTTGAAAAAATATTTGCATTTTTGAATACTTTAGATTATACTTGGATTCGGGAGGCGGGTTTGTGGGTGTAAACGAATACCTAAAAGTAGGCAGTAGAATAAAAGAATTGCGAAAAAGTAAGGGGATTTCACAGAGAGCTTTTGCTACAAAGTTAGGGATTCCTTTTTCTACTTATTCTAATTATGAAAATGACAACCGGGAACCTTCAATGGACACCCTACAGCGCATAGCTGATGCCTTAGGCGTGCACATGAGCTATTTACTCGGAACAGGAGTAAAGGCCATAATCACTAAAGACCACGTTTTTGTTGAAGGCTCTCCAGAGTATGAAGCTGCTGGACTATATGACAGTATCGCTATGTCTAATGACATGGTGGATACTTTCAACAGCCTTTCCCAAAGGGAAAGAAATTTGGTTATGAATTTTATAAAGCTTCTAAAATCAGAGACGCAAAGCACCGACGGTGACGCCCAATGAACCGCGCCGTCCTATATTGTCGCTACTCCTCCAACCGCCAGACAGAGGATAGCATGGAGGCCCAGCGCCGCGCGTGTAAGGACTACGCCGCCGCACAGGGCCTTGTAATCGTCGGGGAGTATGTAGACGAGGCTGTGAGCGGGAAGGGCTCCAAGACGGCCTCACGGGCACAGTACCAGCGGATGTTACGGGACTGCGGCAAAGGCCTGTTTGATACCATCCTAATTCATAAGTTTGACAGGGTAGCGCGGAACCTCGCTGAACACGTCAACCTGGATAAACGCTTGCTTGATATCGGCATATCCCTTGTAGCCGTCTCCCAAGACTTCGGGAACACGAACGAGGCAAAGATTATAAAAGCCCTCATGTGGTCACTCAGTGAGTATTACAGCGACAATTTAGCGACTGAGGTTAAGAAGGGACACCGGGAAAATGCACTGAAAGCACTGCACAACGGGGGCCGACCGGCGTTTGGGTATGATGTTGTCGATGGTAAATATGTTATCAATGAATTAGAGGCGGGATATATCCGAAAAATATTCGGAGCGGCTCTTAACAGGGAAGGATTTACGAAAATCATTGACGAGATGAACGCCGCCGGTCTCCGGGGACGTCTCGGAAAGCCCTTTCGGTATAGCAGCATTTACGAGATTATAAGAAACGAAAAGTATACAGGCACCTACATCTATATGCCCACAAAGGCCACAAAGAGGGAAGACAGACGAACGAAGCCGGGCGCAATCCGCATTGAGGACGCGCTACCGGCTATTATTGATAAAGCTATATTTGGGGAGGTACAAGAGATAATGGATAATCATTTACAGGCCGGGCGGAGAAGTAAAACAAATTACCTTTGCAGCGGGTTGGTATACTGCACCTGTGGGGCCAAGATGCACGTACACGTATCCAAAAAGGACGAACACACATTACTACTACCGGTGTTCTGCCCGTTGCGGGGCTCCTACGGTGACGGTGGAGGCCGTAGACGAGGCTGCTCGGCGCTACCTGCGGGAGCTGCTGTCAGAGCCTTCCCAGGACAGAATAAACGACGCCCTACAAGTGTATCAGTACAAAGAGAAGAACACGGCCCAGATATTCAAGAGGGCCACAAACGCCAAAATTGCCGCCAAAGAGAGGGAGCACGCGGCCCTCATGGACAACCTGTCGAAGGCCAGCTTGCCCGCCGCTGTCGTGGAGGAAATCGGCGAGCGCATGGCAGCATTGAAGGAGGAAATAGAGGCGCTGCGGGAGGTTGAGCCACCCCAAGACTTCACAAGAGATCAAATTGCGGCATGGCTAACGGCATTAAAAAAAGAGCCGGACAACAAAGCTATCCGGCTCCTGATAGAACGCATAGACACAACAGAAGAAGGCTTCAACATGACAAGCACATTGAAAAGCCTTCTGTCGGTGGAAAACTTGGAGCTGGTGGACGGATTTGAACCCCCGACCTGCTGATTACAAATCTGTGAGTTGACCTTTTGCGTCTTTTTGTATCTTGCAGAAATCGTTGATATTGCTTGCTTTTTTCGTTCCATCTTGTAGTAAACTAAAGTAACATTTTGTGGTTTGTAGTAACCATAGTAACCAAATAGTAACCAAATTATGCTTTGCGAGTAAGTGCGAGATCAAGTGCAACGGAAGCGGCTTCATCGGCTGATTGTATCGCGTGCGCGTAGATATTCCCTGTGGTTGACAGTTGGGCGTGTCCCAGACGTTTTGAAACCGTCCTAAGATCAACACCTGACGCAATCATAAGGCTGGCGCAGGAGTGCCGCAGGGTGTGAAGGTGGATATCATCCGGTAAACCGCTACGCTTTAAAAACGATTTGAATTGCTTCGGCAGGCTGTCCGGGTGTCGTGGCTTACCGTCATATTGGGTAAACATCCAATCGCCGTCTTGCCACAATTCGCCAACCTTGAGCCGCTCCCCGGCCTGCCATACCCGGTACTGCCGCAATACTTCAAGAATGCCATCGGATAATTTAATCGAACGCTTTGAGCTTTCATTTTTCGGAGGTTTTTCATGCAAGCCTTGTCTCTGCAAATATTGTAATGTTCGCTCAATCCTCAATACGCCAGTATCAAGATTGAGATCAGACCATTTAAGTCCATGAAGCTCTGATTTTCGCATTCCAACGTATAAGAGCATGGATATCATAGTCTTAAACTGAATGCTTTCATTCTCAAGGGCCTCTATAAGCACCGCCGCTTGTTCTTCCGTTAGACAGGCGGCCTCTTCATGTTCTGGCTTTGGTGGGCGCTCTTTCAATGCCGGGTTCTTTTCCATGAAGTCTTTTTCTACAGCATAAGAAAACATTGAAGACAAAAGCCGGTGGTAATGCTCGACAGTGGATGACGACAGCTTGCCTCCGGTTCTTGCGTTCATGCCGTCCTCTTGTAAATTCAAAAAGAATTTTTCCAAGTGCACGCGCCGGATTTTGCCCATTTTCAGATGTCCCATAGCCTTATCGATTCTGGGCCATAACTTTTTATACTCCTGTACAGTTTTATGTGATAGGTTCGGAATAGCGTGTTGATTAAACCACAGATCGGCAAAAGAGCTGAATTTGATATTTCCGTCTGGCGTGCTGTCCGACTTGCAGCGCTCTTCGAACAATACAGACTGGCGTTGCAATTCTCGTTCAATCTGCCTGGCAGTCATATTCGGTTCGGGCGTCCACGTCATTGTATGGATTATTTTCTTTCCGTTCGGATGATATCCGTTCGATACCATTATGCGGTAACTATTTCCGCGCTGCTGAATGCTTGCCATTGTCGGAAGCCTCCCCTCTTGAGTGGCGCTTGAAAAAGGCATTCATTATTTCATTGTCTTGTTTTATAGATTCGTCTATTTTGTTTTGTTCGTCTATATACCCATCGACATCAAGATTGTCCTTTACGAATTCACTATAAGAGGCCAAGAAATCCGAAAATCCTTGCCACGCCTTATAATGACAATATTTTGTATTATCGAGTTCTTTATAATAATCGTCGCGGATTTCATTTTCGCGCCTTTGACGGACTTCATCAACATCATCGTGCAGTACACCTGTCTTGAGATTTAGAACTGCGTGAACTGAAAAGTCTATATCAGCATTATTTTTTTCGAGAAAGGCACAATATTTAACGCTTTCTATATAATCATTTATTTCTTTGAAAAAGGCACTTATACCATCAACAGATAGAAAAGTATTTATAAAATCAATAATGAATTTAAAATGATAGCGCCTATTCCCCATATCGTTCCATTCGCGTAGCGCACGTTGGGTGTCGGGAGTTAGGCCAAGTCTTTTCTCGACCGCCGTCACATCGGCATTTCCTTGCTCGTCATTAGTTAGGCCGAGAAGCCAATCCACCGATGTTTCACATTTATCGGCAATCTTCTTTAATGTCAAAGCATCTGGAACCCGATCACCATTTTCATAGAAACCTATTACCGGCCTAGAAACACCAATCTTTTTCGCAAATTCCTCTTGTGATAATTCTCCGCGTAATCCATGAAATCTTTTTTGAAAAATAGGGAATTTATTGCCCTTCTTATCTACAGTTGTTTCCATGTTGTCCCCCTGCTTTCTACGGTTGTTATTATTTGTAGCTATATTTCTACAATCATTGACTTCTTCATTCATTTCCGTTATACTTATTTTAGCAAATGGTTGTAGAAATGTCAAGTAAAAGATGAAGGAGGTTTTTTTAATGGAGAAAAAAATAAGTGCCGAAGCCGCCGAAGCCCGCCGCGCCTATCAAAATGAATGGCGCAGAAAGAATAAGAAGCGAGTACAGGAATATAACGTCATTTATTGGCAGCGGAAGGCGGAAGAATTCGCCCGGAGGCAGGCAGGACAGGAGGCACAGGCAGATGAAACTAAGGACAATTGACGCAGCGGCAAAATACTTTCAGGAGATCGACCCAGACAGCGCGGTAACCGCATATGCAATCAGGCAGGCCGTAAAAACCGGAGCGGTCCCATACACCCGCGCCGGAGCGAAATACTTACTTAGCATTGAAAATCTGGAACTTTATTTTTCTGGGCAAGCCGCTCCGGCAGTAGAGCCGGATGCGCAGTGCGGGAAAATACGGGCCATAGTGTGAGGCGCTAAAAATTATTCATAAAAGGAGGTGGAAAATTGACACTACAGGAGATATTACCACGCTTCAAGGGCGTGAAGGGCGGCGGAAATCAGTTCTATGCCAAATGCCCGGCACATGATGACGAGCATCAGAGCTTGTCAATATCCGCCGGTGAGGATGGGCGCATCTTGTTGAAATGCCAGGCCGGATGCAGCAATCAGGACATTGTACGGGAACTCGGAATAACCATGAAAGACTTGTTCCCCGAGAATGCAGCCCAACGCAAAATCGAGGCCGTATATGATTATCTCGGTGTGGACGGGAAACTGGTAGCCCAAAAAATACGGTACGAGGGCAAGACGTTCGCCTGGAGACGCCCAGACGGCCCCAGGGGATTTATCTACGACCGCAAGGGCGTGACAATGGTTCCGTACAAGCTGCAGAAGTTTATCAGGGCAGGCAAGGTTTTCATCGTCGAGGGGGAAAAAGA